AAGTAACAAGTGGTGACTTTGTTGTTACTGATGATTACTTTATTAGAAGTAGCAATTTGATTGATAGTGTTGGTTCAAAGTTGATTAGCACTACTTCTTTAAGTTCTGGTCTTAATATCTTTACTATAAATGATCACGTTGCAATACTTAAAACTGCTAGTAGTCATGGCGTTGGTATTGGAGATGATATTCATATAGACATTAACCCTGATGATACTGAAACAACTACTACACAGTATGTAAGAAGCAGAATCTATCAAGAAGTCACGTTTGAGTCACCAGCCGCTACTACAACTATTAATGATACAGGTATTGGTAGAACTACTATATTGAATGGTGGTGAAGATTATACAGCTGGTACATATATTGATGTTGCTCTCAAGGGTGGTACAGGAAGTGATGCAACAGCAGACTTTGTTGTAGATGCTTCTGGAAGTGTAACAAATGTTACAATTAAGAACAAGGGTACTGGATATCTCAAGTTCGATGTTCTCACCGTTGGTGATACTGATTTATCTAAGACAGATACTAGTACACCTGTACTACAATTAGAGGTAGATCATATTGGTCTAGGACTCAGTGAGACTCAGGTTAATGTAGTTAATAGTATTGGGTTTACTGATGGTGATCGTATACAGATAGGTGACGAGGTATTAGATATCTTAAACAAAAGTGGAAATGTCCTCACAGTTAGGAGGGGGAGTGTGCCAGTTGACCATTTTACTGGGGCAACTGTCACACTGTATGTTCCTGGATATACATTAAACAGAGGTTATAAGATAGGTAACCTTGCTAATGATGCATTCATTCAAACCTATGATGCAGTTACTCAGAAAGCACAAGTTGTATGGGATTACAACTCGACATTATCGAATGTTAATGCTGTTAGTCTAGGTACTGTGTTCTATGACACAAGTGAAGATAAAAGACTTGTTAGAGTTGTTCAAGTATCTGATCCAATTGAAGTATTTGAGTTTTCCACAGATCAAATAAATTTTGTGAGAAATCCTGTACTAAACATTAAGGAATTCTATAGATACGACTTTGATGTATCTCACTCTTCAATGCAGGACAGGGAATTTGATATATCTCCTAGTATCAATTATAACATAAACACTCCTGAAAAGATTGATACAGATACTAATGTTGATCTCAAGTTGGGATTTGGTCCTAGAGTTGCTACAAACACATATAGTACAAAAGTACCATTAAGGTATTCTAAGTATTATTATTTTGATAGGAACTCTGTTGCAGCATCTGAGACAGGTTTCTTAAATGTTGTCTCTGATCCTCTTCAAGGTACTAAGAGAGCATTGTATGTAACAAGTGATTCTGTTGTATATGACACTGGTACAACTGCACCACATGACGGTTCTGGAACTGTCACATATACATCTATGTCTAAGTTCTCTATTGGTGCTATTGACAAGATCAACATTATTAATATTGGTAGTGAGTATAAGAAATTACCAATAGTGGTTGGTGTTCTTCCAACAGAAACCTTGAAATCCACTGCTACCACTACTATCTTAGATGGTGCTATTAATAGTGTAACTATTGTTGATGGTGGAGCAAATTATTCTAAACCAAAAGCACTTGTTCATGGAGACGCTGTATTAGACGTAGTATCAGATAGAGGTATCATTACTGGTATCCTTATCAAGAGTGCTGGATCTAATTACACTGTTGCTCCAGACGTTAGGATTGTAGAAACTGATCTTAAGGTATATCTTTCAAGTACTGATATAGGAGTTCCTAGAAATATTCGTATTATTAACAATGGTGGTGCTTATCATAATGATACTACATTAGATTCTACTATTAGATCAAATTATATACTTAAGGTATCTGATTTTACTACATTTAGAATTGGTGAAACTATAGTTCAAGGAGATACTGCTAGAGCAACAGTTACTGCATGGAGAGATGGATCAAATATACTTTCTGTTAAAGATGTAACTGGTCTCTTTAGAGAAGGTTTAGAGATTAAGGGTCTTGCTAAAGGGAATACTGCGACTCTTGATAGTATTTCATATACAGAGTTTACACCAAAAATTAAAACTTACTTTGATAATCTTGGATCCTATAGTGATGATCAAGGTATAGTCAGTTCATCTAATCAGAAGATTACTGATACTTACTACTATCAGGATTATTCATATGTTATTCAGTCTAAGACTTCAATTGATGTTTGGAGAGATTTAATTAAGTCTACCACTCACCCTGCTGGTTTTCAGTTATTTGGTGAAGTTATTATTGAGTCTGATGCACATGTAAGAATGTCTCCCAGTACATCCAGTGTACATTCTACTAGGATTCAGTTATGGAATCCTGAAAAGAATAAGATCACTGTTGTTAGTACAAGGAAGCAAATTAGTACCTCTATTATCAAGACAGAGCAATTACATGTTGAGCAGGGATTGGGTTCTGTATCACGTGATACATTCTCTACAGAAGAGATTAGAGCAAAGCAGGTATATCTCAATGCTCCTTTCAATGGTGCATTTACAAATCAAGGTAATCTTGAAGGACAGACTACATTTGTTCTTGTAGATGGAAATGGTGATGCTGTTTCACCATATAATGCACAAGCATTGACTATTACACTTGATGGTGTCATGCAAGAACCTGGTGCAGCATATGCTGTTAATGGTAACAACATTACATTCTCTTCTCCACCAATCGGACCAAGTACAAAGAATAGTCAAGCAATACCTGGAGTTAGGTTCTATGGTAGATGGTTTGAATTTAAGACTCCTGCATTAAATGCTAGGTATCTCAAGAAATTAAGAAATATACACCAGAGATCTGGTACATGGATTGATGCTGCTAACCAACTGTCTATGAATAGAGCATTTATTCAGTCAGAGACATTAGGTTTTATTAAGAATGAGTATCCAGAACTTACATGGGGTACGTTAGGTCCAACATGTCATAGAGATATTGGTTTAGTAGTAGATGCATATGAGCATGATTTAAGATTTGGTGGTAACCAGAGATCTATTCTTGCTGGTGAGTCATATTACAATAATGATTTACTTGATTATATTACAGGTGAGATTGAACCAACTATCAAAGCATTTGAGAAAGCAAAAGATCTTGCTGTAATGGCAATGAGAAATACACTAACTGCTGGTACGTTTACAACGTTGGATCCATACATCAACCTTAATATTCGTACAGGTAGTCCTTTCACTCCTAAGTGTGCAGATGTAGAGTCTGCTTTAGATGCTTTATATGAGAACCTTAAGTCAACAATTATAACTGGTCCTGGAACTGCTGTAATGTCTCTTCCTGACTACGTTAATAATGAGAATAAGATATTTGATCTATATTATGATGATGGTGGGGAAGTAGAGACTGATATCGATGAAAACCTTATGGTTTCTATTGGTGGTGTTGTACAAGATGATTCTTCTTATAGTATTGATAGAACTACTGTACCAAATAAGATTGTATTTACAGGAGCACCTATTTGGCAGCAGGGAGAAAATACTAAGACTGTTCAGGAACCATTAGCAGTAGATAATATTGCTCTTCATGGTATAGGAAACTACAATAGATGTGAACTTGAGACTTCTGGTATATTTGATGGATCTGCTGGTCCGTTTATTATTCTTGATAGTATTACTAAAGAAGTCAAGAAGATTGATGATGCTGATTATGTACTAGTTTTCATAGATGGTGTATTGCAGAGAGAAACTGATTCATACACTATTACTGGACCTGCTATAAGATTTACAAGAAAGATATATGCTGATAACAATGTAGAACTTATGTTGTTGTATGGTAGAGATATACAACAGTCAATAACTTTACATGATTTCCAACCTGGTACATATTTTAATAGATTAGAATTAACAATTACAGATACTAATCCTAATGCATTTGTTCCATTAATCAGTTGGGTTAATACAAACTATGATTATGATAGGTATGTTTATCAGAAGAATGGATTACTTAAGAATGTTGTAGGTACTATTAAGTCTATTGAGACTCTTAGTGATAGATCAGTTAAATTAGTTATTGCTGGTAACAATCCTTTATTCAATGGATCAGAAGCATTATACTTCTCTACAGGTGAAGACGAACTTGAGGTTAATGTTCCTAGTACACTTGATTATCAGAAAGATGAATCTAATAATCATAAGATGCAGAGGAATTCATCTCCATGGCTATATGATAGCGACAAAGCAGATAAGTCATTTTATGTAACTAAGAACTTACTCTCTTATCTAAATGAGGGAGATGTAATCAAGATTGATGGTGAAGATGGATATAGAGATGTACAAGGATTACCTAGATTTGTAAATCCTAAAGATTATAGACCTGGTTCTGAGGTATCCTCCAAATACTTTGGTTCTATAAAAACTACAAATTATAATGGTGATATTTCGGGTAGTGGTTTAAGTGTTACTTGTACTATTGAGGGTGGTAAGGTAACTGCTGTAGATTGGAACAAGAAGAGTCTCAAATTATATTATGATACAGGTGTTATTGAACCTACTACTGCTTATGGTTATAATACTCCACCAATATTACATTTTATTCCTGAAGATGGTGCTGGAGGTGGAGCAACTGCTGAAGTAATTGTAAGTAAGGGTCAAATTGTTGATATCAAACTTACATCATCTGGTTCTGGTTATACTAAAGCACCTAGAGTTAGTGTTGCTAGAAAATATACTAGAATTAAAAGACGTGATAGGAAGATTGATAGTTTTGTTGGATTAATATTCTCAACTGCACTATTAAACAATAGTCCTACAAATATATCATCTGAGATCGTACCTATTAAAGGTATTGAAACTATTGGTGGTATTGTTCCTGGTGGTCCTAGTGGTGCTCAACCTGGTGGTGGTTCTTATCCAGCAGTTGAGCATAAACCAAAGATTGTCTCCACATTCCAATTGGTTCGTACTCTTGGTGGATTTAATGTTAGTCATGAAATAGTTAGAACGTGGCCAACTTCAGTTACTTCTGCTCCTATGGGATCATCCGTAGAGATTGAAATTGAAAAGACTAGAGTTATTAAATCTGTAGCTACACTTGATGTAGATCTTAAGAAGCAACTAGTCAGACATGTCGCAACTGGTGCTGTTGATACTCATTTTGCGTACAACAACACATATAGTTCCGCAGTTTTAGGACCAACTCCACAGACATTCAACAGGGTTAGTTATAGCACTGTAGGTGGTCAATTAGATCTAGGTGATGTTCTTTCCACAGGTGGTATTCCAGTATCCGAGTATACGCTGGAAGAGATCAGTGTGTGGAATTTCACTATTGAAGAGATCAACGATGCAGTTGGTACAAACTTCGTAGGCAATATCAAGTGGAATTTTGTTAACCCATCCATCAACTACTATATAACTCAGTTGAACACATCAGATTTGCCTGATGCTAATGGTGGTGGATATTTAGCAACAGGTGCTATTGTATATGCAAACACGACTAATTTTGCATCATCAGGAACCATTTTTGTTGGACGTGAAAAGATCAGTTACACTGGAAAGTTGAGTGATCGTTTTACAGGATGTGAAAGAGGCGTAGATAACTCCCCTATCGAGGAGCATCTCATTGGAGAGTATATCAGAAACGCCCTATAAATAAATATAAATAACTCGGATTTAGTCTTAATTTAACATTTAGAGACCAGTGCTATGGCAGCTATTATTTCAGAAAAATTTAGAATCTTCAATGCGAAGCAATTCTTAGAATCCTTGAGCGAGGGCGCAAATGATGCGGATGCAGCTCGAACCAGAATGTATTTCTTCGTAGGAAGATCCGCAAAATGGGATGCGTACATTGAGGTATTCAATGTAGACGGTACATTTGTAGCAGGTGAAACTGTTTCAGGTGGTGGATGGTCAGCAACAGTTGCTGAGGTTAATGAGAATAGTATTCTGGTTAACAACGTTCTTCCTACTGCTACAACTACACCAGCATTCGGAACTACCGTTACTGGTGGTACATCAAGTGCTACTGCTAAGTCTGGAGTTTATAGGTATGCTACTGAAGAAGCACCTCCTGCTCCTATTGATAACTATTCCGAGAAAATAGCAATTTATAATGAACTAATTGCTGCCAAGCGTATTACAGGACCATTTGCACGTCTTGTTATTCCACGTTATAACTGGAACATCTCACTAAATCCTAAGTTTGACATGTACCGTCCATCATACGCACCTACTCCAGGTGGCGGTGGTGCTGTTGGTAAGTCAACTGCTACTGGTCAAACAAGTCTCTCTGCTGGTAAGTTCTATGTAATGAACTCCAACTACGAAGTCTTTAAGTGTCTTTATAATGGTGAGAATCCTGCTAATCCAACTGGACAAAACGCTACCTATGAGCCTAAGTCACAACCTGCTGGTGGACAAGGTGCTTTTGCTAGTGGTGTCTACACAGAACCTTCTGGTACTGCTGGATATATCTGGAAGCATATGTTTACACTTCCTACAGCAGACGTTCTTTCATTCCTTTCTACAGACTTCTTACCTATCGTTGAGAAGACTGAAGCAAGTCGTGTAACTGTTGAAGGTCAAGCAATTGATGGTGGTGTTCAAGTAGCAGTGGTTAAAGATGCAGGTTCTGCACTTCCAGCTACAGCAACACTTTATACCTCAGTATATGGTGATGGATCAGGTGGTATCGTGAAGTTTACTACAGACGGTTCTGGATCTATTACAACTGCTGTAATGGAAGCAGCAGGTACTGGATACACATATGGTTCTGTAATTCTAGAAACAGGTAAAGTATTTACTGACGCTGGTCTTACTGCTGCTGCAAGTTCATTTACTGGAGTTGCTTCTATAGAAGTTGTTATATCTCCTACTGGAGGACATGGTTCTGATGCTGAAAGTGAAATGTTCTCTAAGAGAGTTATGACAAACATTCGTTTGACATATGATGAAGGATCAGGTGACTTCCCTGTAGATAATGATTTCCGTCGTATCGGTATCATTCAAGATCCATATGATTTCGGAACAACTGACTTTGCTTCTGCTTCCACATTACGTGGTACAGCTGTACTAAAAATTAATGGAGCAACATCTGACTATACTGTTGACGAAGATATCTTCCAATCAGTAACAGGTGGAACATCATACGGTAAGGTTGTGTCATGGGATGCCACTACTGGAATCCTTAAATATTATCAATCACCAGAATTACATAGCGACTCTGGTGTAGTAAGAGCATTTGAATCAAATGCTGCTAATGCAGTCGTCGGACAAGCGTCCACAGCAAGTGGAAATGTAGATACTGGTGCTAATGGAGCAGTGTCTGGCATTCAGCTTACAGGCGGTTTAGCATCCCCCGAAATCGCTGCAAACTCTGGCGAAATCGTATACATAGAGAACAGAAGACAAATTACTAGAGCTGCTGACCAAATTGAGGACATCAAACTAGTAATCGAATTCTAATTTACAAAATCCTAATTAGAGACTGGTTGCAATGCCTCAAAAGACGAATCTTAATGTCGCACCATATTACGACGATTTCGACACTGACAAGAACTTTTATAAAGTACTCTTTCGACCTGGATATTCAATTCAGGCGAGGGAGTTAACGCAGCTTCAGTCTTTACTGCAAAATCAAATTGAGCAGTTTGGTAAGTATGCTTTTAAACAGGGTGAATTAGTCATTCCTGGTGAGATTGGATTTAATAATAAATTAAATTATGTAAAACTATCTTCAGTATCTGAGATACCTACAAATCAAAATGGTCAGATAGTTTATAAAAAATATGATGTTACACAATTAACAAATCGCCAAATTAAAGGATTAACTTCTGGTGTTGTTGCTACTATAGTACAGTCTGAAGTTGCAACAGAGACAGAAGCAGATGTTCTTTATGTCAACTATACAAATAGTGGTGATGCTGGAAACGAGAACACATTCCGTCAAGGTGAGACCCTAGAGGTCGTAGACGGTGTTAATACACCACTGATGGTGGTTGGAACCGATGGAAGTGTACTTCCTACTAGTATTTCTGTTACTAATCCTGACACAGGTGTATCAACGGCGTTAGAGAGTCCTGCAATGGGATTTGCTTCTGCTGTCAAGGTAGAAGAAGGTATTTACTTTGTTAATGGATATTTCGTAAGAAATGCAAATCAATTACTTGTAGTTGATAAGTACTATGACCAACCATCTGCTAAGGTTGGATTTAAAATTGTTGAGAACGTTGTAACTCCTGAAGAGGATGCAAGTCTATATGACAACTCTATTGGATCTTCGAACTACTCAGCACCAGGAGCACATAGGTTAAGTCTCACATTGAGTCTCGTTGTATATTCATTAGACGAGAAGACAGATAAGAATTTCATTAAACTACTTCAGATCAAGAATGGAGTGGTACAAACTCAAGTAGTACAAACGGACTACAACCTTCTTGAGAATACTCTTGCACGTAGGACTTATGACGAGTCTGGTGATTATGTTGTTGACAACTTCTCTCTTGATGTAAGAGAGTTCTATCAGAAGAATGGCAATCTTGGTATCTATGGAAAGGATGCAGAGGGTCTAGTAAATGGTTTATCTGAATCTGATGCTGGTAAGAAGTTAGTTGCTAGTGTTGGTCCAGGTAAAGCATATGTTAAAGGTTACGAGGTTGTTAACAAAGAGACTAAGTACATTGATGTAGATAAAGCAAGAGAGACTTTAAATAGGGAAGATATACGTCTTAAAACAAAAGGTCTTCCTACTTATAGAATTACTAACAATTATAGTTCACTACCAGTAAACTCAGAAGGATCTGAACTTACATCATATCCTAATGTGTATCTGTCTGCTGCATTTAATGACGGATCTATTGGTATGAATAATACTGAGGCAGCATCTGATCCTAAACAGACTATTAATAGGAGAGGTTCTTTCTTTGATATTAATCAGGGTATTAAGACTATCTACATTGAAGTTGATAACAACTATGCAACACGTGTAGCAGGTCTTACTGGTGCTAATTTTAGAACTACTGCTGATGGTATTCCAACTCTTTGGTATATTCAATCACGTGGAACTACTATTATAGCAAATAGTTTTGAAGTTCTATCTTATTCTAGAGTTCCTAGAATTGAATCTAATCCAGATGATACAGTTACATTCCTAGAGATTACTGTAACTGCACAGAAAGATCTTTTAGATGATTTTCTTATTGAGTATGATGATACTGATCCTAATAAGTTTAGATTCATCTATATGAATGAGAACGATGCTGAGACACCTGGATCCGTTCCTTTCGGAAAAATTGTTGATTACAATGAAACAATTACTCCTGTTATTGGATTAACAAAACCAAGTAACTATACTCTATTAGATAGAGGAATTGGATTTAATTCTGATACTGATATTATTATATCTAAAGGTAGATTATCTAATGGTGATGCAACATATAATAGTACATTTGGATTTTCTTATTTTGATCCTAACTTCTTTACTAAGATACAATTAGATGATAAGATTTCAGTTTCTGGTAGTTTTAGTCCAGGACAGTATATTAGAGGTCTTAGCAGTGGTGCATATGGTGTAGTAGAAGGAACATCTACAGGATCATATACTTCAAATAAAACCTTGATGATCAAAGGATTATTTGGTGTATTCAAGAGTGGTGAAGTTATTGCTGATGAAGCAGGTAATACTTTAAGGATTGCAAAAGACAATACTATATCTCATTTTGTTGTTACTAACAGAGGAGCAAATCATTCTTCTACAGCAACAATTAGAATTGATGGAGTTGAATATGATAACTCTAAGATACTTGTTAATGTCAGTGGAGATCAGTTAGTTTATAGTGTAGGCATTATAGACAGAGATGCTGCTGGAGTTGAATACTCGCAACCACCTCTAGTCGAGATTGTTGATGCTGGTGCTTCATCACAAGCAGTTGTTGTTCCAGTTCTAGTAAGGAATGCTGTTACAACATATACACCACAGAATGTTAAGTCATTCTACTCTCAATTTGGATCTGGTAATTCAAATACATTTACAGCAGACATTGAAATTAACAAAGAGAAGTATTCTGAAGTTGTTTCAGTAACTGATTTTACTTTCAGTGGAACTAAAGGAAGAAAGTATATTGAGTGTACAGGATTTGGTGGAGATGCAACAACATTTGTTATACATGGAGATTTAATTCAGTTTACAGATGACACTGGAAATCTTGTAAGAGGTGTTGTACAACAATCAACAGAACCTGCTGGTGTATACAAATCTAGAATTTACTTAGATAGATCACTACCTAATACTGTTACTAATGCTAGTGTTGTTAGAGTAAGACCATCTATTGAGAACTTTAATCAAGGAACTCTATTATATAAAACTGGTTCTAATCAAATAAGTTCTATTGTTGCTACTTCTGATGATTCCAAGATTACCTACTATCTCAGAAGAGATTTTATATCTACTGGTTCTGGTGGTGCTGGTTCTATTACTTTTGCTGCTCAACTCCCATTTGGAACTCAAAGATTTGTATCATTTAGTGAAAGCAACTTCCTAATCACAGTGCTTGATGCAGGAGATGCTCCTGATGTTGCTGCTGGTGATGTAGTTTATATCACTTCAGATCAGGTTGAGATAAAGGCATCTACTGATGCTGCTAGTGGTTTAACTTCTGGTAGTGTTAAGTTGAATCTACCTTCAGGTTATTTTGGATCTACATCATATACAACATATCCTACATTAAAATTAACTGCTACTTTAGAAGTTACTAAAGCAAAACCAAGACTTAAGACAGCAAACTTAAACAAGAGAATTGTTGTTGAGTCTGCTGGTGACAAAATTGTACCTTTCAGAGGTAGAGATTATGATACAGAGTCTTTAGATGTATTCAGTTATGCAGATGCATTTAACTTGAGATATGTTTATGAAGGATCTAGTTCAACACCTCCTGTAGTTGACAAGTCAGGTAACTTGGTTACTGGTACTGATGTTACTAACAGGTTTACATTTGACGATGGTCAAAGAGACACAATATATGATATCTCTAGACTTGTCATTAAACCTGGTTTTGAAGCACCTGTAGGACAGTTAGTAGTTGCTTTCGATTACTTCGATCATACTTCTGGTGATTTTATTACTGTTGATTCATACTTACATGAAGCTGGTGTAGGACCAGAGGAAATTCCTTCATTCAACTCACCTGTATTAGGTAAGGTATCTCTTAAAGATGTTTTAGATTTTAGACCTAAAGTTGATAACGATGCTATTATTGGTGGATTCCAGAATACATCATTACTATCTTCACCTAATAGTAGATCATTCACTGGAACTGGTGGTATTGTTTCTAGTACACCTGCTCCTGATTCTAATCTTGAATATACATTCTCATTTACACAGACACAATACCTTGATAGGATTGATGGATTGTTCTTGAATAAGAAAGGTCAGTTTATTGTTAAGGAAGGTAATTCTTCACTCAACCCATCCAAACCAGATGTTATTAGTGATGCTATTGCATTGTACTATATGTACATACCTGCTTTCACACAGTCAGGTAAGGATGTAAGAATTACTCCAGTCGATAACCGTCGTTACACAATGCGTGACATTGGTAAGTTGGAAAAACGTATTGAGAGACTGGAATATTACACTACGTTAAGCATTCTTGAACAACAAGCTCTTAATATGCAGATTACAGATGCTGCTGGTGTCAATCGCTTTAAGAGTGGTTTCATTGTGGACAACTTTGAGACTCATAAGATTGGATCTCTTAAATCACTTGATTATAAGTGTGCTATTGATACACAACAGTCTGTACTACGTCCTCAAGCAAAAGAAGATTCTATTGATCTAGTTGAAGTTAATAATAGAGATGATCAAAGATCTGTTTCTGGTTATCAAAAGACTGGTGATATAGTTACTCTTCCATACACAGAATTAGAACTACTAGGAAATAACTTTGCTACTAAGACAGTTAATCCTAATCCATTTGTTGTACTTCAGTATGTTGGTGATTCATTCATTGGTCCTAGTGTAGATTCTTGGTATGACAATAGTGTAGAACCTTTAGTAACAGATAATAATACTAATCTATACTCTATATTCCTTGCTAAGGAAAATTTAAAGGAAGCATTCTCAAGTCTTTATAATTCATATAAAGTTAATTGGTTAGGTGCTAACCAAGCATTCTATAACATTGGATCATTTGCAGAAGTTAATTCTAATATTGCAGATTCTAATGTTGCTACTGCTGCTGTAGGAACATCTTCTAATATTAGTCCACAGAACAATGAAGTTGGTAAGGGACTAGTAACTAAGGGTGTAGGATCTAACGTTGTTGTTACATCACTATCATACTTTGCTAGAAGTATCCCTGTTAAATTTAAAATTAATAGATTAAAACCTAATACAAAAGTCTATGTCTTTATGGAAGGCAGAGATATTGCTAGATGGGTAAATCCTGACCTTAAGTATACTGGTATTGCTGCTAACTCACTGTCAGCATTTAATGGTTCTGTCACTACAGATAATAATGGTAATGCAAGTGGTGTTATCCTTGTTCCTGCTGGTGTTCCACCTAGAGAAAATGCTGTATGGACTGGAAATGTTGACACTGTATCATATGATACAGATGCTGATGAATTAAGATTTAGTACAGGTGTTAAGACAATCAGATTTACATCTAGTTCTACTGATGCTGATACAAAGGATGTAGAAACATTTGCTGAAGTTAAGTTCTATGCTACAGGTATAGTTCCAGAGAATCCTTCTTCAATTATATCTACAAGACCTGCATTCTTTAAAGCGAATGAAGGTACACAGATTATTGATAGTAATACTGAAAACCCAGTAAGACCTAACCCATTTGCTCAGACATTTAAAGTTGATGGATTTGATGGTGGTGTATTTGCTACAAGTTTAGATCTATTCTTTAATAAGAAGAGTGAAAATATTCCATTAAGAGTTTATATAACTGATGTTGTTAGTGGAAAACCAGGTAAGAATATTATTCCTGGTACTCAGAAAGTATTAACACCAGAAACATTCTTAAAAGTAGTCGCAAGTGATACACTTAATATTACAAAAGGTGAAAGTATAACTGGATCTAAATCCAATGCTTCTGGTCCTATCAGTAAAGTTATTGATAAAAATAATATTGAGATTGTTGCTAGTACAACAGGTAATTATACATTAACAAACGATCAAGTATATACAGTTGTATTAGACAATAACAACGGTAAGAGTTTTGTTCAAGATGAACTATTAACTGTTACATCTATTACACAAGCTAATAATGCTAACAATACACAATTCACACTCACCATTGCTAAAGATTCTGGTCGTGTAACTAGTTTGAATGTTTCTAATACAGGTAGTGGTTACGAATCTGCAATCATTACAATAGAAAGTCCTCAACTTCCTGGTGGTGGTAATGCTACTGCTACAGTTAGGGTTTCTCAAGGTCTTGTATATGATGCAGAGATATCTCTTTCTGGTTCAGGATATACAGAACCACCATCAATTGTTCTTAGAGGAACAGGATCTGGTAATGCTGGTGCTGTAATAGAATCTGAAATTACTATTGATACTCCAGCAGTAAGAATGGGTATTGCTATTGATGTTGAAGGAGAGACACAATCAATCACTCCTACTAAGTTTAACTTCGACTTCCCTGTATATCTTGAAAATGATACTGAGTATGCTCTTGCTATAGAGACAGATTCTATTGACTATGAGATGTGGGCATCTACATTAGGTGGAGTTGAAATTGCTACTAGTCAAATTGTAACAACGCAACCTGCTTTAGGATCTCTGTTTAAGTCTCAAAATATAAACTCTTGGACAGAGGATCTATTTGAAGATATTAAGTTTGTCTTGAATCGTGCAGACTTTGATATTAGTAGAACTGCAAGTCTTGTACTATCCAATGATAATCTAGGGTTTGAACCATTAGATCACGATCCTATTGAAACTAATGCAGAAGCAAATACTACTGCTACATCAACGTTGTTTAAGAATAATAACTATATTGTTAAGGTCAATCATAGAGATAATGGTTTCGACCTTAATAAGTCATGGGTTTACTTCAAGAATGCAGTTGATGTTGGTGGTGTAACTGCTTCCTCTTTAAATAGCAATCTTTATAAGATTTCTAATACTGGTGTTGATTACTACAACATCACTGGAACTACTAGAGCGTCTGGTAATTCCTTCGGTGGTGGTACAAGTGTACTAGCAACATATAATAGAAAGTTTGAAAAATTATATGCTTCTATATCCAATCTAACCTTTAGTCAGACTAAGATTAATAGTTTTGTTAAAACAACCAATGTTTCACCAATAGATGATAATGTTGGAACCTTTACATCATATTCTCAAACTGATTATGAAAAGACATTCTTAAATGAAGATTTCTATTTCATCAATCAAAAGATTGTTGCTTCTAAGATTAATGAAACTGCTAATGGTATCAATAATTCATTACTATACAAATTAGACTTATCATCTACTGTGTCTCATTTGAGTCCAGTTATTGATCTTGCTAGAGCATCTGTTAAAACTATTAGTAACCGTGTTGAATCTTCTTCAGGTTCAGAGGAACGTTATGGTAGAAGGAATCAAATTGTATCCTTCTTACCTGTATACTCATTCACTGCATCTGGTCTTCAAGGTGCTGAAGTAATTAATAATAATCAAACTCTTGTTGGTGTTACTTCAAAAGCAGAAGGTACTATTGTTAAAGTTGATGGAAGCACAGTATATGTAAAAGTAACTACGGTTAATACTTTTGTTGCTGGTGAAACACTAACATTTAGTGGTCAGTCATTTACTGGAACTATTACTGTTGGAACAACTGGTCTTGTTAAATTTGCATTTGATATTCCAAATACTACAACACCACCAACATATGTGACTGCAAGAAATCCTTCTGTTGTTTCCCAAACATATGACAATAAGATATCTGGTAGGATACTCTTATGGAATAATAAATCTGGTGAATTAACTACTGTTAATGATAAACAACCAATTAATGATGATTATAATGGAAGACTTATTGATAATAGTAGTTTTGATAGAAATGCTAATGTAGATGATCAGTTGAATGATATCTTTAGAGTTGGGGATTTGATTTCATATCCAAATCAACCAGTAGATGAAGCAAGTTTCATTGAAATTGCAGCAGTATCATATTCAGATGGTATTGATTTTATTTCTGAGACACAATCTAAGAATAGTTCTGGAATTGCTAAGTATGTAACTAAAGAAATTTCTATTGAAAATCCTGCTACATCTATTGATGTAAAACTTACTGCTAATGTAACTGATACTAAGAATTTACAGATCCTTTATAAACTTAAGAAGTCTTCTTCACAGGAAAACTTTGAGGATATTGAATGGATTTATTTCAACACATCAGGTGAACCTGATGTAGATACTATTGCTTCTTCTGAAAATGCTATTAGTGGTATTACAGAGAAACAGTCTTCATATCAAGAACTATCTTACAGCATAGAGAATCTACCAGAATTCTCATCTTATGCAGTTAAGATTGTTATGAAGTCTAATAATCCTGCATTTGTTCCTAAGATTCAGGATATGAGGGCAGTGGCATCATACTAATGAACAACCTGAAGGTTAAAGACCAAGACCATTTATATCGTGATGTAAATACAGGTGCGATAATAAATACCGATAGGTCTTCATTTGCCAAATATAAAGCATCCAGAAACAAGCAACGGAGTATGGAGTATGAATTAGATTATGTTAAAAGTGAACTTAGTGAACTTAAGACCCTACTAAAACAATTGATAGAAAGTAATGGCACAAGTCGTAGTAAATAAGTCAGATACCTTCGAGGTACAAAGGCAAAAGATTAATGAGATAGGTTTAGACCTTCATACTTTTAATAGCAGTCAGATTATTCTGAATGCGTCTTATATTACTTTGACTGATTTAAGTGTCACTGTCAATTCTGCTGGTGGTGCAGGTAATTTAACATACGATAACACTACTGGTGCGATAGCATATACACCACCAGATTTAAGTAATTTTATCACCTCAATTGGTGATGCTATTCAGGATGCAGACTTCACTAGTGCTGGTCTGATGGTAACAGATGGTTCTGGTAACTATAGTGTAGTAACAGATAACTCTGCGACTTGGGTTACTTTACAAGGTTTACAGGTAACTAATAATACTCCTAGTGCTGGTGGTGCAAGTTTAAGTTACAATAACACTACTGGTATATTTACATTTACACCACAGGATGTCAGTACTTACATAACATTATCAGATATTTCTGTCACCTCATTATCTGCGAGTGGTAATGGTTCATTAA